AACGATAACGATAGAAGATGCAGATGATATTGAAGAACTATTTCTAATGTATGAACGAATGCAGCAGATTTTAGAATGCTGGAGTGGGGAATGCGATCATAACAATGATGGCAGGGATGAAGAATGATTATTTGTTGTAATTGTCTTCAGTTAAATCAAAACACCACATTAATTAATTGGAATTACAAAACATATGTATGTCACGTATGTGCGCAAGATGTGGAGTGGATGATATGATAAGCTGGTTTTGTCCAGAATGTCAATTACCCGTGTCAATTAAGAACTCTAAATGGTCGAAGTTAGAGTACTGTTATAATTGTAAAAACTATTGCTACGCTGAGTGGAGGCATTGGCCGTGAGATTAACTCATTGCGTAGTTTGTGGTAAAAGATTCAAGAAACGCTGGTCGGGAGAGAAAGTGCGCCGATGCGCACCCTGCGTTAGGAAGAGCGGATGGAGCTGGAGTGGAGATTATGGATATGATAGATCCAAATAAGAAGCACTTAGATCTACCAAGAGAACCTTGCCCATGGTGTTCAACAGCATGGAGTCAAATAGGTAAGCCATGCAAACACATATATGCTAGGCTAAGGTGGGAAGCAAATAGGAATACCAAGGACTGTACCGTAGGAGAGCCGTCAAATGACGGGGTAAGTTTGGTTACCAACGGGGGAGAGGACACTATCACCTCTCTCCCAACTTGTTTTGATATACGATCTGGTCGATTTACCCGATTTACCGGGAGAATTAAGAAGACGAGTAAGAAACATTGATAGGCTCCAGTTGGTGGTAGGGAGTCCAGAACTCCCCGTAGGAGAGTTTCAAAATCTTGATTTTTACCGCAGGCGGACTTTGATTACATCAAGGCGGCCGGGGCTTGGGACGGATTCAGTATGAATTGATATAGTATCGTCTTATGCGTAGACTATGGCTAAAAAAGCAACTGCGATTAAACTACCAACATCACGAACATTGTATTATAATACGGGATCGTTGAGTAGTGTGACCTGGTCAGCAGGTCACAAGATTAACCTTGCACGTGATTTGGCTGCAATTAATCGTCATAACGTGGCACATACTAATAGTAAAGGTGTCCCGTATTGCTATCGAGTGGCGGTATCTATTATGCCGAAGCCTGTAGCTGAAAGTTATAACCGTGTTTTCGCAGAAGATTTAAACATGGTACAGATCGCAGAGATAGTTCACGCGCCAAATACTTGGGTTACAAGAAATGCAGTTGTAAAAACGCATGCGGCAAGAGAAAATATGTTCAAACTACAAGGTGTAAAGAAATCTGAAAGAGGTGCTTACTCTAGGACTATTCGTCCTACTTGGTCCGCATCTCCGGACACCTTTTTGACTCCACAGAAGGGTTCAACTTCTGGTGGTGCAGATTATGTCGGTGGTGACTGGGATTATTCTGCTTTGAAGGCTGACGACGGAGACTTGAGTCACTTAATGCTAGTAGGGAACTCAGGAATGCTAAGTTTATACTTAGACTCTAGGAGGCAAATGGATCCTGATACTAATAGTGAAGATGATTCAGAAAACCAACCAGTTGATTCTAATATCCTTCGTCAACTGTTGAGTCCAACTTTAGGAATATCTTCTAAAGATGACGATGTTGTAGCGTTAGCACGGGATGAACAAGATAATCCTCCTTATTCTCTTGATAACGATGGAGATCATACCGATGGTGTTCTAGCAGGAAGACAATATATTGGAGCACAAGCAGGATTCGTATCCACAGAAGTATATGATATACCATTAGGTATATTTGAACTGAAAGCAATGAACGGATATACTGATGCTGGACAGAACTTAACGCAAGCAATGAGCATTAAAGTCGAAGTACTTGGCATGTATGAAATGTAAGGTGACTTAATGAAAATTGAGGCAAACCCAACACCAGAGCAGTTAAAGTGGCTAGCATTGATAGTTCTTGTTGCTGCAGGCATCGGACACGATCAGTTGTTAATAATGGTGGGATTGTAATGGGTGTCTTTTCTGGAATTAGTAATTGGTATGAAAGTCAGACTAATAAATTAAATGCTGGTCTAGATCGGCATAATTTGTCAACTACAACTGCACCCGTAGTTTCGTTGGACACCAATCAGGCTGGTGCTACTGATTTATCACGTCGCATTCAGGCGGCAGTGGGTAAGTTCCTTATCGGGCGACATCCGGCGGCAAGGCCGATTATTAAGTTTTTAACTATAACCGAGATTGGAGCCCAACTGCACATGGATAATAGGGGCGATGTGTCCGAAGGATTAGCGGAGGCTTCTTTAGATATTACCTATGATCCATATATAGAGTCGATTCTAGCTGAGGTGGAGTCTTCCCAGCAAACCGAAAGTAAGCTAGAATCGGCACCTCGTTTTATTAGACCGAAGAAAAAGAAAAAATTATTATACAAATAATTGGCAATAAAACAACACACGTTTATGCGGGAATAAATAAGTTCAGGTAAATTACTGGACAAACAAACCCCAACCCCAATCCTATTAGTTGGGTGACTGCGACACTGTTGCAAAGAGCAGTTTTTGGCGACGCAAAAAGGCGACGAAGTCGCGCGTCGATGGCCTTTTTTGAAAAAGGCCCATACCCCAAAATGAAGGGCGATAGCGGTATGGGTGGGGGAAAATCGAACGAAATAGTCATAAATGAAGTGGTTATCGGGATAATTGGGAAGACTTATGATAACGATAACGATAGAAGATGCAGATGATATTGAAGAACTATTTCTAATGTATGAACGAATGCAGCAGATTTTAGAATGCTGGAGTGGGGAATGCGATCATAACAATGATGGCAGGGATGAAGA